CTCGCGGGTGAGGCCAGGTGGCCTCACTTCTCTGAAAGAGTGTCCAAGAAAGGTGACCTCATGTAAACTCTGAAATTCGTCTGTGTCAGTGTGATACTCCATGTCAATCTGTGCTGAAGCGCCTTTTATAGCAATTGGATTGAACCAAATGCGGGCGATTGGATGCACAGCAACTAGGGCGTCATCACCGCAAATAGCCAAACGAAGATGAAATACAAAAGCCTCCCATGTCCTATATGTTTCATCAGGTGATAGGATGAGCCAAAGAACACACTGATCCACATAGGTCTTAAAGGAATTGTCGGGCGTAGTATTACCATGTCCACTCGGGGTACCTGTAACGCGCTCATACACCGCCCCATCAATGTCGATGAGTGGCGCAGTTGAGAGTTGCGTGTATACTTCATGGCAAATTTGAAATATCTCTTTGGTATGCCAACGAGTGTGTAGGTTACGACACCGAAAATCGCACACCACTTCTTCACTCCACGGATTAAAACGCCTATCAAACTGTTTCCCATCCAGGTTCATTATACTTTTAGGACCAAAGACAGAGATCCAAGCGGCAAGCCGCTCGAAACCACCCCCAAAGAGGTTTAAGCCTAGAAAACAACTATGTTGACCAACTGAGTTACGTAGTCGTATATTCTGGTCTAAAAAGAGCTGATCTGAAAGCATAACATGATTCACGTCCATGGCGCATATCGTTCGACACTTGCCAGAGAGGACTTCCTCAAGTGGTTTCATTTCAAGCTTAAGTGAAACTGCACAGAAAGATTTGATAGGTGTTGTGGTCAAAAAGGATTCTACGTACTTCCTATAAAAGTCAAGGTCAAAAGCTGTCAAGTAATCCATCTTAGTGGGATAAGCATGTGCCCATGGGTAACCAGGGGACTTCTGCAATTCCAACCAATCAAAAACTTCCTGGAAACTCATAACACGTGACCCGCGCAGCATTGGGAACTCACGGTCAAGCCATGAACCAGCAACCTTATAATGCAGCTTGATACTTTCGCTCAAGGGATCAGGGTTGCGGGAATACTTCCGAATACTTTGCCTAGATATCGCCAGGGATTTACCAGTAAGGGTGTAAGCTGAATAATTTTGTAGGGAATCACCACGAAGAGTGAGCCATTTATCAAGCAAACTATGCGGGTAAATTGAGAACTTTTCCTTGTAGGGTGGCCTCCAAACTTTGCCTAAGCATCGAAGAAAGGGGCCCAAGTCAGGTTCTACTCCCTTACGCATACGTATCAA